CAAGGCAACAAAGGCAACAAAGGCGGAGGCACTCTCAACAATCACAAAGGCGCTAGAACAAGCGCACGAGATTATCAAAGCCGAAACGGGCGCACCTCGTGCGACTTTGCTAGTGACCCGCGACCTCAAAGGTCGCCGAGGACACTTCACCCCGTTTACCCCATGGCGCACCAATGAGGAGGCTTTCTCGGAGATTGCTTTCAATCTTGAGCATTTCACAAGCCCCGAAGATTTGCTTTCTACCCTCCTCCACGAGGTCGCTCACTCTCTCAATCATAAAAACGGGATTGAGGATTGCTCAAGCAACCAGTATCACAACGCCAAATTTAAGACACAAGCCGAGGCGTTAGGTCTTAAGACCGAAAAAACGAAAAAGGGCTATTCCTCAACAAGCCTCACCGAATTCGGGGCGAAACGATGGGCTAAGGCGCTCAAGATTCTCGCGGGTGCATTTGACCTCACCGCAATCACCAACGAGGGCGCGAACAAGCCAAAAGGCAGAAATACGAACCTATTGAAGGCGGTCTGCCTATGCGATGAGCCTCTCACAATCCGCGCAAGCCGTGGCGTGCTTGATTCGGGCGTGCGATGCGATGAGTGCGGGGCAAAGTTCCAAGAAGTGGAGGCTTAAGACACAAGAAAGCCCCCGCCCGATTAAGTCGGCGCGAGTTCACGACTCACGGGGGCACGATGTGAGCAGAATCACACCGCCAAATGCTAGACAAGCACGGCGCGAGGTGTTTCACTTACACCAAGCAAGACCACTAGAGGAATCGCTCCTCTTGTGACTTAAGACAGGAGAAAGAACATGTACCAAGAACCAACAGCACGCGGACAATTTGTAGAGGATTACACCCTCATAACAGACAACAACCGCACCGCATACGAGGCTATGCAAGCCCTTATGAATCAACAAGGGGCGCACAATGTCTCATGGCTCAGCGACAATCTAAAAGAAGCCTTTGAGAATCGAATCTCCGAGGTTGTAGAACGCGAACGCCAACGCGGGAACGAATACACCGCCGAACTAATCTCACAAATGCTTATCGGCTGGGGGTCTAGCACCTTTGACCAAATCGCCCGCCACTACATAGACACCGACTTAGAGAACCGCCTTGTGACCCGTCTCACATCAGTTCTTAAGACAGAAAAGGCAGGTGCCTAGCATGGATGCACGCTACGCAATGGCGGATGCATACAAGGCACTGCGCCGCGCTGGGATGGATTCAAAAGAGTTTGAAGCAGAAATAAACAACTGCACAGATTCAGAACATGCCTACCGAATCGCCCTCAAATGGCAAGCGATTGCAAATAAGAAAGTTGTGTCTTAAGACATGAAGGGAACATGCGAGGACTGCGACAGCGTGACACGAATCACCCTTGCCCCTTACGGCATGCGATTCATGGCGGAGATTCACTGCCCTAAATGCGGTGTGTCTTACGACACAAACATTGACGATGCAGACATTGAAGCCATCAAGTTACGACTTAAGACAGGACAGGAGGTGACAGCATGAAGATTACATTTAACCTTTACAGTGGAAGCGGTTTTGAATCTAAGAACACACTCAGCGCCGAGGATTTTGCAGAGTTCCGCAAACTAGCCGAGACTCTCAAGCAATCGGTAAGGATTGTGAGCGTGTCTTAATACAGAAGAAAAAATGTGATGCAAATCACAGCCTCAAATCGTTGACGGCGACAGGGTGTTCATGCCACCATTGAGGCACAAGGTAAGGCGGGGAAAGTCTCCCCTTACTGGCACCACATAACGACAGGAGAACAGCAAATGAAAAGAGCAGAACTAATTATTGGCAAGACTTATTTTATGAGCGAGTCTGCCAACTGGCGCGACAAGTACAACGGGTCAGAGTCTTATTTCAAGACAGCCCAGCGCAACAAGTGGCGCAAGGTGACCATCATTGAGACACAACTTAAGACAGAACATGAAAAGAAATACCGCACCCGTGATGTCTTAATACAGAACTATGAAGGCAACCAAAAATGGGTAGCCCTCAACCATATCCGCACCGATTGGCAGTATGCCATCGTAGAAATGACCACAGACCACCGCCGTAGATACGCCACACCAGACGAGGGCAGAGGCTTGAAGTATCAGCGCCACCTTGACCGCAAGCACCAGAAAGAACAGCGCGAGCCTGCACTCAAAGCATTGCGCCAAGAAATTGAACGACTAACTGGCGAGGCTATTTATACACACGACACCATCGGAGGATTAGAATTCAAGACTATTCAAATCTTGAATCAGATTCTTTCAGGTATTAAGACAGAACTATCGGCGGTAGCGTAATGTCTTACGACACAAATAATAATTGCATCGTGTGTGATGCGTATGTCTACGACCAGCACAAAACCACATGCAGATTCTATGTGAAGGAAAGGTTATCGGAGTTCCTTACAAGGATTCAGGTGACTATCTGCGGAGACTGCCTTATCCCCCTCAACCAATGCTCACATGCAAAGGAGTACAACCGATGAAACTAAACAGACGAGGCAAGCGAGTGCGAGCCGTAGTTATTTATGTCTTAATACTTACCGCCCTCTTTGCAATCACAAATGCGATGGGAGTTTGGGAGATACCAGAGTCCTGCTTGGTAGACCAAATCGGTTGTCCAGATGGATACCCTCGGTATTAAGACAGAGTGTGACCAACATCACATTATGTTTAAGCAAGATGTGACGGACATCACATGACAAATGCTTGACATGGGGATAATCAAGGTGAGAAAATTAAGGCAACAACTAAATAGAGTTAGAAAGGGAACAAGCCCTTTCTACTTAAGACAGGAGAAACAAATGTCTAAAGTAAAACTGCACTGGTCAGACGGCACAACCAACATCACTACCCATGAGGGAGTAGTTGATTTGCTACTAGACCAAACCCTTATCAACATAGATGAGGGAACAAAGGTTAGTCTGATTAAGACAGAAGAAGTTTAGCAGTGCCAGCCTTGCACCGAGCAGTCGGCGATGGTTCACGACCAAGCAAGGCACGCGGAAATACCGCAAGACAGGAGAACAAAATGAGCAATACAACAGGGCATGTAGATGCCAACGGACAAGGCACCATCGTTATACCAGTGGAGTTAGACCGCAAGGAACTATGGTCAGCAGTAATGGGGTCAGCGTGGGAAAGTTTCGGCGACCACTGGCAGGAGTGCGAGTACATCAGCGGTGATTGGGATGACCCAACCAGCAAGGTGCGCCTCGTATGTCACAACGATAAGTACGAAAATGTTGAGAAGATAATCACCATTGACGACATCGCACTGGCACTACCTATCGCTAATCAAAAAGTTTATATGGACTTATTCGACTTCGACCAATACGATGCTATCTGCGGTGATGCAGTCTTGCAGGTTGCAGTCATCGGCGATGTGGTATTTGGTTAGGACTTAAGACATGACATGGATAACTTATTGGTATGTATGTACATCATGCGATGCCTCAATGGAAGTAACCACACGCAGGAAAAAGAATCGTGCGCCTCAATGCACATGCAAGCACAGCCATGTAGTTCTATGCCAGACCAGTGAGGTCACGACATGAACTCAACCGAACGCAACTTCATACAACGCCAAGTAAAGCGAGCGCGTATGCAACGCAACGCTACTACCAGTAACGAGGACTTCGATTACTGGCACAAACTATACGAACATTATCTATCATTACTTAAGACAGGAGAAAATAAATGAGTGAGCCACAGTACCTAGAGGGTGACGACATAGCCCTTGGTAAAGACAAGGAAGATACAGAACCAGAGTCAATGTATGACACACTTGAGGAGATGTACGGAGATGACTAAACAAATAGAAGTTGGTGCATTACTTAAGACAGAAACAGCATACGACAAAGACATGAACATCACCTTTGATGGGCAAGAGATACGAGTTATCTTGCACTGGGATTACCACGATGGCTTTGAGATTCAGTGGCTGGACTTGGAAGGGCGCTGGATTCAGGCACCAGCATGGGCTGATAAGATTGAAGAAGATGGCGATATGTCTATTGGATTCTTTCTTGATTCACTGGAAGCACACACTAAAAAGGAGACACCATGACCATCATCATGCAGTGCTTAGGTTGTGGCACGACAGTAACCAACCCAAGAGTAATGAACTACATGTACGAAAAGTGTAACCCTTGCACCGAGAAGCATAAAGAGATGGAAGAAAAGGCAATAGATACTTTCCTACATGCAGAAGCCGAGAGAAAGTTGGACAGTAATGTTTAATGACTTAAGACAGATACACCCGCATGCCCGACTGTGGATTATCACAGCCATCATACTTGGCTTGCTCTTTGTATTGAGGGAACCAGCCACCTTCATCGTCAAGCCACCACATGGCAAGGTAATTGCTTACTATCAAAACGATTACCAACGCTATGCCATTGACCGATTGGTGGCATTGGATATGCTTGAGCAGTACCCTTGCCTTTATGAATTGTGGATGCGCGAGTCCAACTGGCGACCCGAAGCAAAGAACAAGAAGTCTACTGCTATGGGAATCCCACAGTTACTCAGCAGTACATGGAAGAATATCAAGGTGCATCCCACGCGTGACGGATACAAGCAGGTTGATGCGGGCTTGCGCTATATCAAGCACAGATATGGAACCAAGGGTGTATGCCGAGCATACGCTCACCACTTAGCCAAGGGTTGGTATTAAGACATGGGTTTTTTTAAGCCTCAACACCACCGAGTTATTGCAGTAAGGAAAAGCACGAATAGATATGGCAAGGGGCTAGTTGCTTATGTCTTAAGATACAACGCACGCCTTTGGGATGGTGCTATCTGTCGAGGCATAGACACCGATGTGTTTTACCCACCGCAAGAACTATTCAGTCGTGACGAGGAGCGCATGTTCAAGAGGATGTGTGCCGACTGTCCAGTAATGCAGGCTTGCTTGGAGTGGGGCTTAGCCCACGAAAGGCATGGAGTATGGGGTGGCACCACGCCACCAATGAGACACAAGATGCGTAACACTTTGGGATTGGCGATTGCAGACCCGCAACACAATCCATGATAGGATAATAACGAAGCCCGCTAGATTCTCTCCTGTCTCTGGCGGGCTTTCTTATGTATTAAGAACTAAGATTTAATTCCTTAGCAAGCATGAACACTTCATCACTCAAGTCATCAAGAGTTCCATCGTTATAGATAACATGATTAAACATGTAGTTATCCATCGCATGCTCTGATGTGTGACCATTGACAGCGCTGTGGTTGTGTCGGTTGATACGCCATAAAGTACCGCCAAGATTCTTGATTGCCTGTGCTTCATTGGGGTAGCGCACATCAGAGATAACAATCTTATCTTCTGACTTAATACCTGATAGTGCAATGTTAATCCATACATCAGCGCCTAACATCTTGCGCCCAAAGTCAGTGCCTAGCACTTGTAATAGACGGCGAACTTCTGGATTCCTCTTGGCTATATCCCAGCCGTAGTCCTCTACCATGTCAGAGACACGCGTGATGCTATCCAACTTAGGGTTGATAATCATTAGCGCTTGGCGCATAGGGTCAGCGAAAGCAAGGCGTGTGTATCCGTAATTAAGACACAACAATTCTGCCGTGCTGTCCTTACCTGATTGTGCGTATCCACTCAAACCGATAATCATTACTCGTTCTCCTTTAGTTCAGCCTGTGCTTGTGCATTACTCTTGCGCCTTCTTCCAGCACGCCATACAGGTGGCTCGCCACCCAATCTATCTTGCAACTTAATGATGGCACGCTTGACACGCTTGCGGATTGCTTCTTCACTTGCCTGATATAAGACAGATAAATCCTCAAACTCCATGCCACCATCATGGTAACGATTGCGTAACAACTCTTGGTCTGCATCACTTAAGGCAGAAAGTCCTTGCTTGACATCCGATAGTAAAGCCAAGCGATTGTTACCCTCGGCAGGCTTACTGCTTTTAGATACAAACTCCGATGACATATCCGAGGCAGAGTCCCAGCCCTCATGTGTCCATACATCACGCAGTAATTCATGCAACACCTCTGGCGTGTAATAGAAACTATCACTCATAGGCGAGCGTGACTTGATTGCTCTCTCCTTGGCAACTAACTTCTGTGCCTCGTTGTTGAAAGTCTTGCGTAACTTGTATGGCATAGAGTCATCAGTGTTCCACTCCTCTATCTTGTGCCAGTGTTCAAGCGCCCACAAGGATAGGTGTTGATAAATGTCATCAACGCTTACAAGATTGCGGTGCATGCGATTGCTTCTTGTTGCTGCCATGCGTGCTATCTTGTATATCTGTTCCCATACTAGGTCTTGCTCATCCTTCATTTTTCAGTTTCCTCATTGCCATTAGCAGGTCATCCACTGTAATCAGATAACCCTTGCTTTTATTGGGAGGAATCTCGCAAGTAATCTCACGACCAAACTCTTTGATTGCATACAATACATGGGTCGTAGGCACCATGAGTACGCCCTTCTCTAACACAAACGCCCAGTATGCTGCCTCTGTAACCATGATGCCAGACTTCTCCCATGATTTGGACTTCATAAACCAGCACTCAACTTCAATGTAAAGGTTGTTGGTTACCCACCATTTCCTATCTCGCTTTACTTCTATTGTCTTGCCTTCGGTAAGGAGTTCTTCTACTAACTTCTCACCCTTCCTGCCGTACCCAAAGTCTAAATCAAAACTTGAGTTCTTTGCCACTTGTTAAACGCCCGCTCTTTTATGAAGCCCATCGGCTCCTTCGGATAGATACACATCATTAACATCACAGTTATCAGGCATAAAAATTGGGAATACATTTTCTAATTCTCTGGTTATCTGCTTAGCCATCTCTCGCCCTGCATTATCACCATCACAAAACAACATAACCTTCTCCCAATCAGCAAGTACGCGAGAGTAAAAAGGTTTCCAGTTGTTAGCGCCAGGCAAGCCAACGGCTACAAAGCCTGCTTGCGTGGCGATGATTGTGTCAATCTCACCTTCACAGATAGCGAGTACATCACCATCCGATGAGAGCGCGTTGACATTGTAGATGTGTGTGGATGCACCTGGTCTTGACATATACTTAGGCGCACCGTCTTGGTTGATACTACGAAAGCGTAGGTCAACTGGTCCTGTTGGTGTGAGGTATGGGATTGCAAGTCGCCCGACATAAGGTTCATGTCCAGGCTCAGGATTCGCCACGAAGCCGAGGCGGAACATACGCGCTGTCTCCTCGGTTATACCGCGACTCTCCAGATACGGCAGGATTTCGCTTAGGCTTTGCTCGTAGTTCTCCGTTGCTCTCTCCAGTAATTCTCTCTGCGATTTGCTTAGCCTCGCCATAACCAACGCCTTCTTTCTTCATAATAAGGGAGTAAACATCTCCCGCCATGTCACAACCGAAGCATCTAAAGCCACCGTTGTCTAAGTTCAAACGCGCAGACTTAACCCTATCACCGTGAAACGCACAGCGCACAGTGACCCAGCCTTTTCTGCCATGGGGTATCTCAAACCCGTAATGTTCTAGCACTTTACCGATGTCATGTTTAGAGTTTGGCGAGAGCATCACTAAGCCTTTGTACTACATAAGACTCCATCACTCCCTTGTTCGATGCCTTAATGATTACCAATGGGGTAGGTGCAAGGGCTAAGTTCTTGGAGATGCGATAGTTCTCTGCCTCAATGTCTGCCTCACGCAACCATCCGCTCAGGTCAATGCGACCATCACGCCGTGGTGCCTTAGCCTCAACGATGTAGGTATCATTTACTGTCTTAAGAAAGACATCACCTATGTCATTGCGCCCTGCCCGTGGCAATCGTTGTGCTTCGTAG